AGGAGATATTGCTTTGGCAGAGGCCTATAAGAAACAAACTGGAAAACGAGGCTTTTTTAATCAACAATATCTATATGAGAACAAAGTAAGCTACACCCTAACAACTCATGCAGACTCAATTATTCCTTTTAAGCAGCCTATATATTTATCACGGTCAGAAGTATGTAATATATCCACATTTCCACAAGATTATCATTTCCTCAACCAATCCCCACATTATATCTGTGGAATGAGTGTACCACCCGTTATGATGGCACAAGTAGCCTCACGAGTATGGAAATATTGGTTATCTAAATTATAAATCAAATGAAATCAGAAGAATTAGCAGCCCAATGGTGTCGGGATCATCCCGATGCAACATTGGAACAAGCATTCATGGCCGGATTAGGCCATAAGATGAATATGAATAAGGATTCTCTTTCTGCAAGGAAAGACAAATTCAGAAGTGAAGTCCTCATGTATAGAGGAAAATATCCTGATGATATGTTGAAGGACTTTTTTGAGTATTGGACTGAATGCGGAGGCCGGAAAATGCGCTTTGAGAAGGAACGTACATTTGAAGTTTCCAAACGTTTAGTCAGATGGTCTAATAATGATTTTAACAAGTATGGGAAACAACTTAATTCAAGTCAACAGCAATCTCCCGGCAACCGAAAAGAAAGCGTTGAAAGACTTGCTGACCTTGCAAGCGGAGTATTACAAGGGATTGCACGTAAGTTCGATTAAAGAAGCTGTTCTCAACACTCCTAACCTACCACTCTCCGTTATAAGAAAAGAAATCACATTGGCTGGCGCAAGAGCCATACTGGTAATTGCGATTAACGAGCTTGTGTCTTTTTTCAATGTCGGAAAAACGATGAATGATGTTCAAGTGGCACTTACCGCTGATCTAATAATAGACAGATTCTATTATCTCAAATTGGAGGAAATCAAATTGTGTTTCCGTAATGCTATGGCTTCCGGTAAGATTTACGATAGGCTGGACGGTAATATCATTCTCGGCTGGTTAAATGAATACGATGCACAGCGTGATGAAATTGTTTCTTCTCTTTCAATTAATGAAGCCCATGAACAAAATAATAACAGCACTGGAATGTTCTACGGAGAATATATCAAACATCTAACTGAAAGATCGGAAAATGGAGATGAAGAGGCCAAAGAATTATTGGAATCCCATCAATCATTCATACAAAGGATGAAATCAAATGATAAAGAAGCCGCTTTCAAAAAATGGAAAGAAGAATATTATGGAAGAACTAAGAGACAAACTACTTGACTGGGCGAAACAATTTGAAACACCTGATTTTATAAAAGATGATCCTATATTTTTTCCACATAAGTACAATGATAAAAAGGACATAGAAATCAGTGCCTTTCTTACCTCATGGATAGCTTTCGGGAATCGCAAACTGATAATGCAGCAAGCAGAAATTTTGGATAATCTAATGGGTAATTCTCCTTATGACTTCATTATGAACAAAGTATGGGAACAATACAAAGAAAATACAAATACCTTCTACCGTATGTTCACCTACCATGACTTCTTCTGCATTTGCCAGCGGTTGTACAACATATATCAGGAATGGGATGATTTGGAAGTATTTTATGAGGGTTACAACAATGTTATCCGTGAAATACAAACAGATTTTGGTGGCGTAAAAGGTATTCCAAAATTGGAGCGTGATTCTCCATGCAAGCGTATTTGTCTGTTTCTACGGTGGGTAGTACGAAAATCGCCGGTGGATTTAGGTATTTGGACTATTATTCATCCAACAGAATTATACATACCATTGGATGCGCATGTTGCAAAAATGGCACATCAGCTTGGGATAACAACACGCAAAACAGAGGACTGGAAAATGGTTCAACAAGTAACCAATTACATGAAAACAATTTTCCCGGATGATCCGTGCCGGGGAGATTTTGCATTATTCGGATATAGTATTAACAATAAATAATTTACATTATGTCAGAACTTAAAATCACACAAGAAAAGGTAACAGCCGCTTTTAGTGAAGCAAACGACTGTCCTAAAGCAATTAGTATTCTAACAGCCCTATTCGGAAAGCAAAAGCCGGATTATACAGATTATCACAATATTAAAACCTACGAAGATGCTTGTGAAGCAATAGGTGTAAAACCCATTGTTCGCCTACTTGTTGAAGATGAAGACGGACACAAAGAAGAAGTGGCTGATATTGCACACCTCGCCTACATCAAACTATGCACTATTGCCCGTGCGTTAAACAACGATCCTGATTTTCCACGATTTACTAAAGATGAATACCGTTATACGCCGTGGTTTTATCTTTATAATCAAAAAGAAATTGATGAAATGGACGAAGAGGATCGTAATCGGCTGGTTCTTTGGGGCGGTGCTGCGTATAACGGTGCGGCTTGCGGCCTCGCTTGTGCGTACTCGTCTTACGTTTGGTCGTCCTCGCCTGCGAATATCGGCTCTCGCCTTGCTGTAAAATCAAGTGAAATCGCAATTTACTTTGGAGAACAATTCAAAGAATTGTGGAAAGACTTTCTGATTGGAAAAAAGTAATCACACTGGGGAGGCCGCATCAAAGCGGCCTTTTCCATACCTTTTAAATCTATGACTCCAAAAGATTTTTTCGACAAAGTGGTGGAAATGCGCCGTTGCCAAAAAGAATATTTAAAAAATAAGAGACAGATAGATTTACGAATAAGTAAACAAATTGAGCGTGAAGTAGATGAAGAAATTGAACGTGTTCAAAAAATCCTTCACGACAAACAGAATCCGCAACTCTTTTAGACTATGGTTAATATGAAAATCCTTGACCTGCCATTAAAAGCAAAATGGTATGAAATGATCGAATCCGGAAATAAGAAAGAAGAATACAGAGAGATCAAGAAATACTGGATCGGAAGATTAGCAAAATGTGGAGGTCGCAATTCCTATGAAAAGACTGGTTTCTATTGTAAGAAAGCTATTTGTTTTTCTTGTATTACACGTGGAAACGGCTTTCACCCCAAAGAATACACTCATGTTCGCTTCCGTTTTGGCTACACCAAACGGACAATGCTTTTTGAACTTGAATCTATAACCATCGGAGTTGGTAACACCAATTGGGGAGCACCGGATAACGAATGTGTATTTATACTTAAACTGGGAAAATGTATCAAAAAAAATGAAAGTAAGGACTCAACAGAATTTCAACCGAAAAACTTATGAAACAGTATTCGGTATCAGCATCATGCCTGACGGTGGTAGAAGATATTGCAAATATCCAATAGGCCACCAAGAATACAAAGACTATACCCAAGCATACCAAGCTATGAAAGATGTACAAAAGATATTGGATAATGGAGGCCGATTAGTGTATTCTCCCAAAGGTAGTGCCGGGATTAATAAAAATGAATATGTAAAAATTGAAATGGCATAAAAATGAAAATATTAGTAAGTTTTTCAGGTGGTAAGGATTCACAAGCATGTTTAATCCAAGCCTTCAAACAATATGGGGGGGGAATTTAACCGCTGTGTTTTGTGACACCGGTTGGGAACACCCTGACACATATAAACATGTGAATGATGTTTGTCTGCAAATGGGTGTAAGACTTATAACTCTCAAATCAAAATATGATTTTGTGTCTTTGGCAGCTCATAAGAAAAGATTTCCTTCCACGAATGCACGATTTTGTACCAGTGAACTAAAAATGAAGCCAATGATTGATTATGTACTTTCTTTGAAAGAAAGCTGCATTATCATACAAGGTATCAGAGCCGGAGAAAGTACAGCACGTGCGGCAATGGAAGAGGAATGTATGTACTTCAAATCGTATTTTCAACCTAATAAGAAAGGAAGAACTGAAAACTACCGAAGTAAGGATGTCAAAGAATGGTGTTCCCAATATGACGCTTCTGTTTTAAGACCGATCTTCAAATGGAGTGCACAGCAAGTTATAGATTGCATACTGGATGCAGGGCAGAAACCGAATCCATTGTATTATCGTGGATTCTCACGTGTTGGATGTTTCCCGTGTATCATGTGTCGGCACAAAGAAATCGAACTCATAGCCAAAAATGATCCTAAAATGTGCCAACGCCTAATTCAAGCAGAGAAAAGCGTAGGACATTCCTTCTTTCCTCCATTATACATACCTCAAAGATTCTGTAAAAACAAACAATATCCTTATGTAGAGGAAGTTTTGGAGTACGTTAAAGAACATACCCCTGATATGTTCGAGCCGGAAGGTGGATATGCCTGCATGAGTCTGTTTCATGGACTATGCGAGTAAATAAAAATGGAATGAACATTATGATACGAGATCCTTACTATTTGGCGAAAACGGTCTTAGGTTCATACAACTTGTTTATCCTCAAAGATCCTTTCGGATCTTGGCATTATTCGTGTGTTGGTACATTC